ATTTTATGGTTTTTGCTCCAAAGTAATCAGGTACTAAAATAGTTCCCTGCTGCTGATGGCGCTAGGCTATTGGATCTTAGTCCAACCTCTCACCTAGTATACAGTGGATGCTTAAGATTTAAACGAAGTAGTCGTAGGCTGAGGGAAATTGTTCCCTACAGTGTTCCGTAGATATACTCGAAGTCGAAATCCTCAAACGTGTACGTTATGGGCGCAAGCCCTACCGCAATCAACGCGTTGTTCAGCTGTTTCTTGTGGTCTTCAAAGAAAGCGGACCCCCACTGGTAGGCGAACCTAAGTGAGTTTTCGCAATTTTCGGTCGTGGCACGTTCGTCGTTCGCACTCCGTCGGATCCAGTTTGTTAGATCCTGTAGCACGTCCTGGTCAATTGGGGCCAGGTATAAATCAAGTTCCTCGTGCTTTAAGATGTTTCTTTTCAGGAACCTGAGCTTGTCGATCGGGTCGTAGGGTGTTAGTCTCTCTCCTTTCGTCGCTGGGGTGTATGTGATGCCGAATTGCGTCAGGATTTCTCCGACACTCATGGCGTTGTAGATGTCTTTGACTTGATCACTGAGCGCTACCTCATTGTCGTCACCATAGATCTTCATATAGGTGTGGGCGTCCATCGCGTGAAGACTAGCTAATGGGGCTAGCTCGCGGCGATTGTCCACCAGGATCGCTTTCGTGAAAATGATGATCCATGCGCACCTTAAATAAATTTCATTGATAACGGTGTTCAAATCCGTCGTCACCCCTACTCCGGACTTATTAGATTGGAATGTCCGGTAAACCGCGTTGCCGCATCGGTGTATGGTGTGTGCTATCTCGTCCAACAAGACGTATCTCACTCTCGCATTCTCCTCTCCGTCATCGTACCAAGCGTTAACAATCGCTCCGTAGTCTTCGACGATTGACCTTGCCGTCATCTTTGAATCATACTGTGAATAATCTCCATCGAATCCGACTTGGCCTACCGCTTTCATCTTACAGACTAGATCGTGCCACTCGGTTGAGTCAACGTTCATTCCCACTGCTGATGGTAAATTCGCTCTCTCTTTCATTCTCCAAGCGATGAACGCCAAAAAGTACTTACGCACCAACATTGTGTGGTCTTGTGGTAGGATATTGAAGATCCGGGGTTTTACAACCTTCTC